GGTTCTTACAGGTTAATGGTACTGATAGATCTGAAAGGTTCTTGAATTATCTGTATCGTTGTGGCAATGTTGTAGTAAAGAGAAGGAATGCTAAGCTAAATCCTCAAAAAGAACGTGAACTAAGAAAGACCGCTGGACAAGATGTTGTAATTCAAAACATTAAAGTAAATAAAAGACAAGTGCCTTGGACTTATGATTTCTTAAATCCTTTAGCGGTTGATATTCAGGATTATGGTGGGCAGGTTGTTGGTAAACCTGAATTTGTTTTGAATATGTCTAAGATGACTTATGAGTCATTAGTAAAAAGTTCAACTAAAAACCAAACAATATTTAAGACTCTACCCAATGATTTGCAGAAGAGACTCCATGAGGGAGACCGGAAAATCCCATTAAGCCCTGACGATGTGGCATTCTATTATTACAAAAAGGATGATTGGTTGTTATGGGCCAATCCTATGATTTATGCGATCTTGGATGATATTATCATGCTTGAAAAGATGAAGCTTGCAGATTTAGCTGCGTTGGATGGTGCAATTTCTAATGTTAGATTGTGGACTGTGGGCGATTTAGAACATAAGATTATTCCTACTAAAGCCGCTATTAATAAGTTAAGAGATATTTTAGCTAGTAATGTGGGTGGTGGTACGATGGATTTGGTTTGGGGTCCAGAGTTACAGTTTACAGAAAGTCAGTCTCAAGTGTATAAATTCTTGGGAGCTGAAAAATATCAGCCTGTATTAACCAGTATTTATGCTGGATTAGGTATTCCACCTACTTTGACTGGTGCTAGTAATAGTGGTGGATATACAAATAATTATGTTTCTCTTAAAACGTTAATCGAAAGACTTGAATATGGTCGCGATGTGCTGTGTCAGTTCTGGAGACATGAAATTGAATTAGTTAGAAAAGCTATGGGTTTTAGATATCCTGCAGAGATACATTTTGATTCTATTGTACTTTCTGATGAGGCTGCTGAAAAGAATTTATTGATTCAATTAGCTGATAGAGATATTATTTCTCATGAAACGCTTTTAGAGAGATTTAGAGAGATGCCGGGTATTGAAAAGGTTAGAGTAAGACGAGAAGAAAAAGACAGAAGGGATGACGTGTTACCAGACAAAGCTAGTCCTTATCATAATCCACAACATAGGGATGATATTGCTAAAATTGCTCTGACTAAAGATGCTATTGATGTTAAGCAATATCTAGATGATATGGGGTTGCCTGCTAATGAAGATGGTGTTCAGCAGAATGAAGTTGAGCAGACTCCGACAGAAGATTCCAAGTATGTTCCGACAGAGCAGAATGGTAGACCTAAATTTTCTCGTGATACTCAAAAAAGAAAACAGAAAAGAGTTTTACCTAAATCTGGTTCACCAACTGCTTCTATTTTGTGGGCTATTGAGGCTCAGGATAAAATAGCAAATATATTATCTCCTATAGCGTTGTCACATTTTAACAAAAAGAATATGCGAAGTCTAAGTAAGGCGGAAATGTCTCAAGTAGACTATTTAAAACTATGTATATTAACTGGTATGAAGCCTTATATGGATATCACATCTGATATGGTTAAAGAGTTAATTGACTCTGGTTCGCGGCCCTCCCAAGCGTTTACTAATATGGTTCAAGATGAAGTTGAATCTTTTAAAACATCGAATAATAGAATGCCTAATTCATCCGAGCTAAAGTATATTAATGCTTCCGTCTTCGTATCTATTGCCGATTTAGAGCAATAAATTCCCATATATAATACTTTTTGTGTATTACGAACTGGAGGTTTAATATGAAAATATATCAATCAGAGATAGATGACGGTTTACGCGACCAAGTATTATCTAATAATACGCTCGCGTGGGACATTGTGGCTGAATCTTTTACGCCAGAAGTCAATATGAAATCTTCAGCAATAGAAAAGATTGTTGCTGAAAATAAGGATCAAATTGATTTATACTACTTAAGATCTATCTTGGTCAGTACTGGATGGAATAAGAATGATGATGTATTTCATCCACAAGAATTATGGAACGCAAGGAATACTCCAGAGGATAAGCCTTTTAACTTTATGCATGATGAGAGAGATATCATAGGTCATATTACTGGTAACACGGTAATTGATAAAGAGGGAAATGAGATTGTGTCTGATGAAGAATTGTCTGACACATTCAATATTTTAACGACAGCGGTTGTTTATACGGAGTGGAGCGACAGTTCTCAGAGAGATCGAATGAAAAAGATTGTTGCTGAGATTGAAGAAGGTAAATGGTTTGTTTCGATGGAATGTTTATTCCCCGATTTTGACTATGCTCTTATCGGAGAAGATGGTCGTGCTGAAGTTATTACTCGTGATGAAGCTTCTGCTTTTTTAACGAAGCATTTAAGGGCTTATGGCGGTGATGGTCAATACGATAACTATAGAGTTGGCAGATTATTAAGAAACTTATCGTTCTCTGGTAAAGGCTTAGTTTCCAAACCTGCTAATCCTAATAGTGTTATACTAGATGGGACCGGATCTTTAGGTGGCGAAAACATTACTTACGCTAAAGAAATAACATTAACTGAATCTAAATCCTATTTTAAGGAGAGAGAAATGTCTGATAGTTATGAAAAGCAGATTGATGATCTGCGGGCTGAGTTGGCAGAAGCAAAATCTGCTAATGAAGCATTACAAGAAAAGGTTGCTGCTGAGCAGCAGGCCGAATTTGATGCTAAGATTTCTGCTTTTGAGGTGACGCTAGCCGAAAAAGATGCACAGATTTCTGCAATTAATGACGAAAAAACCGCTTTAGCTGAAGCGGTTACTGTGAAAGAAACCAATATTGAGTCTCTGACTAAAGATATTGATGAAACACAGAAAGAGTTGGCTGCTATGAAGAAGAGGGAAGCTATGATGAAGCGACAGGCACAGCTTGCAGAAGCTGGTTTTGACGCTGATGAAGCAACCGCAACTGTGGAGCAGTTTGAAGCTATGGATGATGACACTTTTGATCAGGTAGTTGCTCTGATGAAAAAGAAGGGCAAGGAAACGCCTTGGGATAAAGACAAAGAAGAAGAAGAAGCTATGAAGCGAAAGGCTATGAAGAAAGACGCTCAAGCAGAAGAAACTGTTTTGGAAGAAGAGGTAGAAACTTCAGAAGCTTCTGAAACTGATCTTGAATCAGCCGAAGAGACTGAAGAAGTGGCTATTGCAGAGGCTGTCGGTGAAGATGATCCAGCCGAATCTCTGCGGGCACAAGCTAGTGAATGGCTTGGTTCTGTTTTACAGTCCGTCCCAAAAGACGACAAGTAATTAATTTTAAATATTAACAAAGGAGATTCAATAATGGCTCTTAAAACTGATAGAGGTACACTTCAAACTGACATTTCGTTTTTCATGAACGAAGCAGCCACTCGTGGTGGTGTTGCAGTTATTAGCACTGGTGGTTCTGGTGCGTCTATGGATAATGGTACTGCTCTTGTTACTTATGCGGCAGCTCCATCTGGTAAAGTTCCGGTTGGATTATTGGTGAATGATATGGTCAATATTGACTTGACTCGTCAGCATTTAAACCAACATAAAGATGAAGTCCAAAAAGGTGGCAAAGTTACTCTTCTCACTAAAGGTTGGGCTGTAACTAGTAATATCGAAGGCACTGACCCAAATGCGGGTGATGTGGCTTACCTGGCACATAGTGGAAATCTTGCATCATCAAATATTGGCGGCGACAGCACTATCGGTGGTGCTCGACTCGTTGTTGGACGATTCTTGTCTGATATTGATGAAGATGGTTACGCTAAAGTGTATATCGACCTTCCTAATACTAACATTGCTCAAGCATAAAAAAAATAGAAAAAGGAGAAATTTATAATGGCTAGTAAAACTCGACCCTCAGAAGAATTTATTGAACTGCTCCGACGATCTGGCAGTTCCGACCGAGCTGTTGCACAAACAGCTCAGCGGGAAATAGCTAAGGCGTTGGAAGTTCCAATTAGAAAAGGTGTGCTTTTNGGTGATATCGTAACATCAATTTATGAAGCAATGCCACTAGAACCAGGTGCTACTCCGGAATTTCCGCTGGACTTGTTGGCTCCTGGTACTGAAACCGATCATGTAGCTTACACAAATCCTGGTAATGGCCGGATTCCTGAGCGACATGTTGAAGGCGATTACGTTATGGTTAATACTTACGGTATCTCCAGCTCGATTGATTTCTTGCTGAAGTATGCACGTCAGGCTAACTGGAATGTTGTTGCTCGTGCTATGCAGGTGTTGGAATCTTCATTCGTTAAGAAGATTAACGATGACGGTTGGCACACACTGTTGGCTGCTGCTGTAGACCGTAATATCTTGGTTTACGATGCAGATGCTGCTGCTGGTCAGTTCACTAAGAGACTGATTAGCTTACTTAAGACGGTTATGCGACGTAATGGTGGTGGTAATTCTGCTACTGCTCCTGGTCGTTTGACCGATTTGTATTGCTCACCTGAAGCAATTGAAGATATTCGTAACTGGGGTGTTGATCAGTTAGATGAAGTTTCTCGACGAGAAATCTACACAGCAACTGATGATGGTCCGGCAATCACGCGAGTGTTTGGTGTTAACTTACATGATATCTTTGAGTTTGGTGACGGTCAGGAATATCAAAGCTACTTCACTAGTGATCTTAGCGGTTCGCTCGCTTCTAGTGATGTAGAGTTGGTTGTTGGTCTTGATCAGGCTGCAAACGATAGCTTTGTTATGCCTATCAAGCAAAACGTAGAAATCTTTGAAGACGAAGCTCTGCATCGATTCCAGCGACAGGGTTATTATGGAATGGCTGAAATTGGATTCGGCGTTCTTGATAATCGTAGAGTTTTGGCTGGTTCTTTCTAGAATTACAGATCTCGCTATACGATAAAGATCCCTCTTCGGGGGGATCTTTTTTTGTTGTATAAATAGATATTTTGTGTATGTATTGTAGGAGGTGTATATGTTTAGTGTCGAACCATTTTCTACATTACCAATGAGTGACGACGGGGCTGGACCAAGAAAAGGTTCTATACCCGTGGTATACTTTGTGAATAAGACGCTAACATTTCCTTTAAAGATAAACAAGGTTGCTGAATTTGATTCAAATGTCAATAGGGCATTAGAATTATCTTTGAATAGAAATACTGTTTTAGATTTCGAAGTTAGGAGATAAGAATGGCACAATTTTGTATAACTATTGCTGATGATGATGTTGATAGAGTCATTACGGCACTTTGCAAGAACTATGGTTATAGTTCCACTATCGCAAATCCAGATTATACCCCTGATTTACCAGAAGCCCCTGTTACCAATCCTGCCACTATATCAAATCCAGAAAGTAATTCCCAATATGCTAATAGAATGACTAGGGATTTTTTAATGGATCATACTATGGCTTATGAATTAGAAGTAGAAAAACAAAATGTTCCACAGCCTACACCACCAGATATCACAGATCCTGCATAGTCTAGATGGAGTAAATTATGGCACTTAAAGTAGCCGATAGAGTTAAACAGCTTACTAATACCACAGGGTCTGGTACTTTAACTTTAGCGTCAACCCCTGCTGGATTTCAATCTTTTAGTAGCGTTTTGTCTAATAGTGATACCACTTATTATGTGCTTGTAGAAAATGATGATTTTGAAATAGGTGTTGGGACATATTCTTCTCATACTTTGGCACGTAGTCATATATTACAGAGTTCTAATAGTGATAATGAAATCAATTTAGGTGGTAGTGGTACTATATTTATCGGTTATCCAGCAGATAAAAGCGTGTATCAAAACGAAGAAAGTCAAGTGGTTGTTGGTGCTTCTGGAATTATATTTAATGGTTCTACGGTTTTCAAAGATGTAAAGCTGCTAGAGTTGAATGATATCGATTCTAGCGGAACACCGACATCAACACATCTAATGTCATTTAACATTACGAATTATGGTTTGACTATTGGAAATCAAACAGGTTGGTCAAATTGTAACACCTTAATTGGACATCACGCTGGAAGTGGATTAACAACAGGTAGTGACAGCACTATGGTTGGTTATCAGGCTGGTAATAGAAATCAAGCTGGTAACAATAATACCTTTATAGGTCATCAGGCTGGACCTACACATCCAAGTGTTGGTACAACTATTTATAATTCTACTGCATTGGGTTATCAGGCTGGTAACAAGATGGGTGTTAATAATACAGCAATTGGTTATCAAGCAGCTCTTAGCACCAACAGTACTGGTTTTGTTGCTGTGGGTGCGAGTACTGGTTCTGGATTAGGTTCTGATGCTGTTGCTGTAGGTAGATCCGCTGGACATAATTTAAGTGAGCAATATACAGTGTCTATTGGATATCAAGCTGGTTATGACGGAGGTGGTACTAGTTCTACTTGGTTGGGACATGCTGCTGGTTATTCGTCAGATGGTGCTACCCGATCTGTGGGCTTGGGGTATCAAGCTGGAAAAAGTAGTACAGGTGATGATTGTATTTATTTAGGCAATAGTGCTGGGCAGTCTAATACTACAGATGATTATTTTTATGTTGCCAATAATAGCCCAGCTTCTAATGGCACCCTTATTAAGGGGGATATGACTAATAAGAGAGTTGCAGTTGGTAAAGCTGATGTTGTACTTGATAGCACATTACATGTGGGTATTAATACCGCCACTCATGTTGGATTAATAGTCAAATCCGCTTCTGCTCAATCTGCTGATTTAACCCAATGGCAAAATGCGGCAGGAAGTTCTGTAGCGTCTATGGCTAAATCTGGTGTATTGACTGTTAATGGTTTATATGCTAGTGGGGCAGGATTGCAAATAGCTAGTGCTACACCAGCCGTAACAACTAATGCTATCTATAATATTGGAGGTGCTTTATATTTTAACGGGTCGGCTGTTTCTATTGGAGCTAGTGACACGGCTACATATGCATCAGGTCAAGCTTTATCCTTAACATATGCATCTGGATTAACAGCTACTAATGCAAGCAATATTACTACTGCAACATCTACGGCAAATTATGCATCTGGTCAGGCACTATCATTAACATATGCTTCTGGTCTTACGGCTACAAATTCTTCTATTGCTAATTATGCTTCAGGACAGGCTTTGTCCTTAACATATGCTTCCGGCTTAACTGTAACAAATGCTACAAATATTACTTCAGTTACTAATATAGCTAATTATGCCTCTGGCGATGTCGTGTCTTTGGCTTATGCGTCTGGATTGACATCCACAAACGCAACAAACATTACATCAGTTACTGCTACAGCAAACTACGCTTCTGGTGAAGCCCTATCTTTAACTTATGCTTCAGGCTTGACAGCTACTAATGCTACAAATATCACCAGTGTTACATCTACTGCTAATTATGCGTCTGGGCAAGCGTTGTCTCTCAGTTATGCTTCTGGTATAGCCACATCATTAATTGCAAGTTCCGGCACGACTACAGCTTTAATCAATAGCTCGGGAATTGCTACATATGCTTCCGGTGTGGTGAGAGGTGGAATTGCTAAATTTAATAAAGTGGGGATTAATACTGATAGCCCAGCATATGGCATACAAGTTGTTGGTGCTGGTGCAAGTGGGTTGATAGAAGCTACTGGCGTTTTAGTTGGTAATTCTGGTGTTGTTTTAGCTAACAATACGCCAGGGGTTACTACCAATACTCTTTACAATAATGGTGGTAATTTATATTTCAATGGGTCTCAGTTAGCAAGTGGTGGTGGTGCTAGTGCAACGGCTACTTATGCTTCTGGGCAAGCATTGTCTCTGGCATATGCGTCAGGTTTAACAGCTACTAATGCTAGTACAGCTAATTATGCTTCAGGACAAGCTTTATCGTTAGCTTATGCATCTGGACTGACTCCAAATATAGCTACAAATACAGCTATTGCAAACTATGCATCTGGCCAAGCTTTGTCTTTAACATATGCATCGGGTTTAACAGTTACTAATTCTACCATTGCTAATTACGCTTCTGGGCAATCACTATCTTTAGCGTACGCATCTGGATTAACTGCCACGAATGCTGGAAACATTACTACCGTTACTGCAACTGCTAATTACGCCTCTGGTCAAGCTCTATCTTTAGCTAATGCTTCAGGAATTGCTGCATATGCATCTGGTCAGGTTAATGCAACTGCTGGTACGGCAACAGCTTCTAAAGCCTTAATACTTGATTCTAATAAAAGTTTTACAGGTATTGCAGATGGCTCCTTCCAGAAGATTGGAGTTGGTACTACATCTCCTCAGTATGGCTTACAATTAGTTGGTGCCGGTACTAGTGGAGTAATTCAATCGAGCGGGATCTTGATTGGTGCCTCTGGTATTGGTGTTGGAACAACTACACCCGTTCATCCAATCGATGTTGTTCAACACAGCGGGGTTGTGAGGGCCTCTGGTATACATAGTGCGATTTCTATGAATGCCGATGCTGCTACTGTTACATTTGATTTAGATCAAGCGACTACACATGGTGTTACTTTAGGTGGTAATAGAGCGTTGGCATTATCTAATGTGCAAATTGGTGATAAGTTTTTGATAAGATTACAACAAGATGCGACTGGTAGCAGAACAGTAACTTGGTTTAGTCATATTAAATGGGCCGGTGGTTCTGCTCCCACATTAACAACTACTGCACATAAGGCTGACCTAGTTGGATTTTTAACCGCTAGTGGTACTGGTGGTGCTTATTGGTTTGACGGTCTTGTTGTAGGTCAAAATATTTAGGAAAGGTATTATATAATGGCACTTTATGATCGATTTAGGGGATATGATGATAATGGGGCGGAAGTCTCCAAATTACCGATTTGGCCCACAATAACAAGCGTGGCCCAGATTTTATCTGGCGAACTAACAGATGCTGAAGCTATTGAAAGATTTAATCTTGATGCAGGGGATCAAGTTGAATTTACTCAGATTAAAACTAAAGTTGTAAATGACATCACCGCAATGACTACTTCTCTAATTGGAGTTGGTTTAGATTCTGATACAGCTACCACAATTTCAAAAGCTGTAGCTCGTAACAGCTTTACCCAAACACTAATGAAAGCAGAGCTTGGGTATGACACAAGGACATCATTTAATACAGATATGGGAATTTCCTAATGGCTCTTATAGCTGAGAGTAAAGGCTTTAGTTCTCCAGATGAAGATGCAACAGATTGTGTCGGTTTGACAGGGGCGGTGTGGGGGATCAGAGGCCCCCTAAGACACATTTAATGTTTGGTATGGGTAATAGTGCCGCTGTGGTAAATACCAATATTAAATCAAGTTTTGGTTGGTCCGATGGCACTAATGACGCTGCTATTGGTTTGGGTAGTCAAAACGGTGTTGGTACAACTGTCTGCAATAGAGTACACCAAAATGCT